AGGGTATACGCATCATCATTGAGGAATCAAGTGATGGCGATAAGAATTTATTAACATGGCGATCCACGATTGATGGTAAAGAATACGGTGGCTATGTCGAGGTTGTTGCAGAAGAAGACTATCCCCTACTAGAAAAAGCATTGGAGGAACTATGACCAAGAAACATCCAGGTGGTCGAGCGACCGTTATGACACCCGAACCGACACCGTATGAAAAAAAGGTTATTGAACTCAAAGCGATTGCGCTTGCCGCCGCTGAAGCAGTCTACAACTACAAGCTTGTCGCACGGTCAATTGGCAAACATGAAGAAACATTGATCAATTGGCGTGCTGCTGATCCTGAATTTTCGAGCAAGCTTGAAGAGGCCAGAGTTCGATTTCTTGAGAAGAACATCAAAGCCAGCCGTCCAGAGTTCTTATTAGAACGTCTTGAACCTGAAATATTTAAAGAGCGCAAGCAAGTAGAAGAGAGTGGCACCATCACAGTCATAACGCGCAAGATGGGTCAGGACACAGAGGCGGCGGATGCAAAACAATCAGACGATTGAGCTACCTCACATCTACGAACCGCGTGACTATCAGATGGATTTTTGGGATGCGTTTCATGGTGTAGGTAAACATGCCGGTAAAGAATACAAGATATTTGTAAAAGTCTGGCATCGTCGTGCCGGTAAAGACATGACTGACTGGAACGCAGCGATTGAGCGCACTGCTGAAGATCCAATGCGTACTACCTACGCGTTCCCAACAAGTGACATGGCACGCGACAACCTTTGGGAGTCCTACACCAACGACGGCCTGCGCTTTACTGACTTTATCCCAAAAAACCTACGTGTCAGGAAGAACAAGAGTGACGATGGACTGAACAACTCACTCAAGAGAATTGAACTTATTACCGGTGGATCTATCCGTGTTGTATCCGCACACAAGCCAGGCCGCCTCCGTGGTGGTAACTCCAAGCTGTTCATCTTGTCTGAGTTTCAGGCAATGGACCCCATGGTTATTGACATCATCATGCCGATCATCGAAGCCAACGGTGGTGTATTGCTCATTAACCTCACAGCCAATGGTGACGGCGCTGCTAAAGGTATGCTTGAGACCTGGAAGAATGACCCTGATGTTTACGTTTCTATCCTCACCGTAGACGACACGCCAGTATTCACTAAACAGCAAATGGTTCGTATTCGCCGCCAAACAGTTGAGCGGTTTGTTTCGCGTGGTTTGAGCGAAGAGGAAGCACACGCATTTGTTGATCAGGAGTATTACTGTTCATGGGATAGCCCCGTTGTTGGTTCTTACTTTGGCGCTGCCATGCGTCGTGCAGAGACAGACAACCGAATAACTAACGTTCCCTTTGAATCAGCACTACCGGTATATACCTATTGGGATCTAGGTGTTGATGACTCCATGTCTATTTGGTTTGCCCAGCTCGTTGGCCGAGAGATCCGTTTGATTGATTACTACGAATCAAGTGGTGAAGGCTTTGCATACTATGCCCGTGTACTCAATGGTCAGCAAGATGGCTATGAACGTATGCGCCAATACACTTACGCTGCACACTATGCACCACATGACATCGTTGTTCGTAACATGGGTGAAGATGCTCGAACACGCCAAGAGATTGCCCAGTCACTAGGTATCAACTTCCAGATCGTCAAACGAGTGTCCAACAAAGAAGATGGCATTGAAGCGATACGCGGCATATTGTCACGTTGTTGGTTTGATAAAACAAAGTGTCAACGCGGCATCAATGGGCTAAAGGGCTATCGCAAAAAGTGGAATGACAAGATGATGATCTATGAGCCCAACCCAGTACATGACTGGACAAGCCACCCGACAGACGCGTTTCAAACATTAGCACTCAGTAACCCGGAACCACCAAAGAAGTTTGAACCACGTCAACGGCCAAAGAGGACAAAATTCCATGTCTAGAAAACAACCACTTAGTTTCCCATCAAAACCACGAGGCTTTTGGCCTGCACCAAATACCAAGAAGGGATACACGGTACTGAAAGTTAGCGGCATCGTGGTCTACTACAAGAACGGCTATCCCATCAGCAGAGTATTGATACCACTCGACATCCTCGAACAACTAGATGCTAAAGCAAAGGAGCTCAAATGAAATACGTCATCATCGACACGACCCACCGCGTCACCACCAGCCGCCAACTGGCCCAAGAGATTGAAGAGGAAGTAAAGAAAACCCAGGTATCAGTTACCAAGACAATGCCCATGCTACCCAACTTGATCATCATGACACCAAAGCAGTTCCGTGATTTACGCAAAGCACGGAAGATAAAGAACATTGGATTCGGCAACATCTATATGACCAAGTACAACGTCATGGAAGTGCAAGTGAGGGACGTTCAATGAGTGATAAGCCGATCAAGCACGCCAAAATAACCACAACTACAATACGACATGATGGCAAGTTTGATGTACAAACAGACACATACCACGAAATGCCAACCGGTATCACCCAATCAATCATGCAGCACATAAGGACAACTAGACACGGATTCATTGCAGACATTATCGATGCAGTTGGTGTTGTGAGCAATAAAGTTACTCGCGAACTGACCTTGCACATCACTGTTGATGATCAGAACGAACCAACGCTGATCACCCAAACATACGTGACAAATAAAGAACACTACCCAAAACGAAAATAGTGTGATACATTAACGTTATAAAGCAGTAACCGTATCGTCGACCCTGCTATAAGAGGATCGACGATTTTTAATGCCAGTTTTTCTTACAGATAAAGACGAAATATACGACCTGTACAAAGAGTCGCAGGATGAGTCAAAGATTTGGCGCAAGGATTATCAAGAGTATGAGCGCCTTGCTGATAACGAGTTGATGGATGGTCTAGATGAGAATCTACCCGAAGTCAACGACGGTAGCCTAGCCGCTGCACTATTCAAACTACCAAAGCGCATCGTCAACAGTAAGCTGACGGTTAAGTTCAAAGCACTTGATCGTGACGAAGCATGGGTATCTGAACTCGCCAACATCGTATGGGAGAAGCAGATCGTCCCTAACGCCAATAGCCAAGCGCCATTCTATCGCAAGCTAAAGGACGCAGTTCGTAAAGCTGCTATCTATGGATCAGTTGCGTTCATCACCCTATTGGTTGAACGTGGCGATTACACCGGCGCAGACTTCATCGTTAGTAACCAGCCCCAGGACGTAAAGCTTGAACCTGGCAAGGTATCAGACAGCGACAGCGACATTATCTTTTGGGACGTGTACTTTTCGAAGCTGCAAGTTCGCAACATGATTGAACGCGCCAAAGAGGAACAGGCTGAAGCAAAAGAATCTGGTGAAGATGGCTACAACAAGTGGTTTATCCCAGTACTTGAAAAGGCCCTAGACGACAACGCGCAAGATGAGCGCGAGGGCACGGAAGATAACAACGTATTTAACGAGAACGGTGGCGCACGTCCAAAGGGCATCAAGTTCTTCATTACCCAGCAGCGCGGCGTTGATTCACCTTTCTGCATGTACTACCGCAATAAGAACAACCCAGCACGTGAATGGAGTAACCCTGATCCAACAGGTGACGTTGGTATCCACATGCTGTACTGCTACCAAGATTTGATTAACCCATACGGAATTGGCATCGTTAAATTGGCCGGTGGTACACAGAATGTCCTTGATTACATGCGCCAAGCTGATGTATTAGCAACGCAGATTGGTCTACGTCCACCGATTGCTATCTCAGGTGATACAACAAACACCGACTTTGATTCAATGGTGTACGAACAAGATGCACAGTGGTATGTCGGTAACGCTCAGGTTGAACGCCAAGAGATCAGCACACAGATCTATCAGGAACTACCAAACCGTACACAGATGTACAAATCATCACTCAATAACCTGATCCCGATGGGTGATACAAGCGTATCCGCTGAAGCTGGTGATCCATTGCAGTCTAAAACTCCAGCCGGTGTAAAACTTGCAGCCGCGAACCTTTCTATCGATGACGAGGATTTCAAAGACAATTTCTATCAGACGTTCACCGCACTAGCGCGCAACATGGTCAATACTCACTTTGCCAACATGCAAGGTAGCGACATCATGAAACTCAGTGATGAAGATCGCGACCGCTTAATGAAAGCCGGTCTTGAATTCCCAGTTGATGAGAACGGCCAACCTACCAACGAACTTGAAGTCATTTGGGACGAATCACGCGCATCATTTGAAGCTGAAGTCGAAGCCGAATCAGACAAGACAACAGACGAAGCACAACGTCTTGAAGGCCTGACAAACGTTTGGAACATGATCACCAACCCACAATCAATGCAGTTAATCGCTACCGGCCAACCATTGATGTTAGGTACCAAGAAACTTGATCCAGGCGAATTAGCTGGTGAAATCATTTCCCTATCTACTGACAACGACAAGATCCTCACTGACGTAGATCCTGAAGAACAGGCTATGGCTGAAGAGCAAGCAATGATGGCCGGTGGACAAGCCGCACTACCAGGCCAACCAGTTGATCCTGATATGGCCCACGATGCAACCGAAGCCGGTCCCGAAGAATATCCAGAAGAGGGAAAAGACCAAATGGCTGAAGAGCAGATCGTTCAGGGCATCATGCAGCAATACGGCGTAGACGAGGGTACAGCTCGTGCAATGCGTGCTGCCGAGCTCCAGGGCTTCTCACCAGAAGAAATCATGCAGAAACTACAACGTGACGCAGGAGGTGCACAATGAGCGACCTAGACCAATCAGATTTGTATTCAGGTCTCAACAGTCCGTCATACCGCATTAGCGCGGCAAAACGTGACGAGAAGAAGCAAGAGAAGCAACTAGAACGTCACCAGATCATTCCAGCGGCAGTGATCATCAATGAACTGCTAGAGAAGGAAAAGAAGAACGTCATCGATATGACCAAGCTGATCGTTGACGGTTATGACGACGAAAAGGACATTAAAGCCGAACTGATCGCCCGACGCATGACCTACAACTTCATCATCAACTTTCAGACTTCTATCAACAACCTATTGCGTGAACCACGTCCAATCAAGGAAAAGGAGACTGGTGATGGCTAAAAGTGAGAAGCAAGGATACATCGATCGCCTGATCGGGCATATTGCTGAATCTGAAGAGATTTCACTAGAGGACGCAGCCAAAGAGTTTGTCAAACGATCTGATCACTCAATAGATTTCGACAACCTGCCAAAGCAAGGACACATTTGGGTAGACCGCGGCCTGGTGATGTCATGCGAAGGAGCGCCGCACGCGAATCACCAAGTGTTCAAACGACAGACGACGTGACCCTGATTGGTCGCTTGCGGAGACTCCCAGGCGATCAATCAGGCTTACCTCCAAGCCGACCAACCGGAACAAACCGCAGCCGTGAAAAAAAAGAGCGTGAAATGAAAGGAGTGCTATGACTGATGTTATAGATCAAGAGACAACCGAAGATGTTGGCCCATCTCAGGAAGTCGACACATCAACTAATGAGGAAACTCAGGACACAGATAGTTCCGACGATCTAGAGAACGATGATACATCGTTTGACTTAGACGACGAGACTGAAGAAACAGAAGAGTCCAACGACGAAACTGAAGATGAGGCGGCCACCGAGTCTGAAGATGAGGAAGAGGAAGAATCTGAAGAGGATGTGGAAGAGGCGGATTCCGAAGAGGACAGCACACCTCAAGAGGACGATCAGAAAAAGCGTAACGACGAGATGGCGAAGAGGCGTATTGCCGAACGCGAAGCTCGCGAAGCTGATAAGCAGAAACAGTACGATGAGTACTTGAATGAAGCTGAAGATGATACAGATCGTGCATTGCGCGAAGTCCGACTCGAAGCCTATGTCGCCAGGATTGAACGAAACAACGACAAGATCAACACAGGTCTTGATAAAGCTGTTGCGGCAATACCTGAACTCACCAAAGGAACTCCAGAGTTCAAAGAGGCTTTAAACGAAGCCTACCAGGATTTTCTCGATACGAAAGTTGTCTGGGACAGGAACGGTGATCCAATCGACATTAAAGGTGATGTGCTCGATTATTTAAAAGCTAAAGCAGACTCATACCGCAAAATTGCCCAGTCTGGCGCACGCACACAGAAGAAACAGAAGGCGGCACAAAAGAGCCGCACCGATGTTGTTCCAACGCGTCCACCAAAGCAATCCAAATCAGATCCACTATTAGATGGTTTCGACGAAGAGGTGGCAAAAAACTGGTAAGAGTCCGATGAAAGGACGCTACTCGTATGGCAATTAACTTAGCCGCTAAGTTTGATACTAAGCTTTCAAATCTACTAAAAGCCGAGCGGAAATCCAAAGCCTTCACTAACCAAGAATATTCTTGGGACGGCAACAACGCAATTATCGTTACAACTCTCACTGATCCAACAATCGGTGACTACGATGTAAACGGTGGTAGCGCAAACCGCTATGGTAACCCAACTGAAGTCGAAGATACTCAACAGACATGGACTTTGAGCCGTGACCGTTCTTGGGTCAAGACTATCGACAAAAAGAACTTCCAAGATTCAATGGAAATTCGCAAACCAGGTGCATACCTTGCACAAGCAACTCGTAACGTATTGATCCCTGAGATCGACACTTACATTTTGCAAACGATTGCAACTGCTGGTGAAGCAGCGAGCCGTCACAACGGTACAGGCTTTACAACAGGCGCATCAAGCAGCTCAAACGCATACACTCAGTTCACAGCTATGAACGCTTCAGTTACTGACGCAGAAGGTCCTGAAACTGGCCGTGTTGCAGCTATGACTGCTACTTACTACAACTACCTAAAACAAAGCGGATTCGTTCTTGCATCTGACAAAGGTCAAAGCAAACACGACAGCGGCGATCTAGGTTCAGTAGACGGCGTGAAGGTCTTTGTTGTTCCTTCTAGCCGTATGCCAACCAACGTTGACGTTATGATTTCTCACCCAAGCGTATGCGTGGCACCAGAGAAATTGGTCGACTACACACTACATGACAACCCTCCAGGTGTCAGTGGTAAACAACTTGAATACCGACACCGCTACGATGCGTTTGTTGACACAAACCGCACTGGCTGTATCGCTATCCACAAAACAGCGTAATAACTGAATAGGAGTCTCCAAATGAGTGATAAAGCACCCAAATCAAAAGTAAATCATCTTGATGAAGTTCGTCTCGCAGCCCAATACAATTTCTTTAAGCACGCTCGTGAACAAGAGGAAGAGCGCCGCCGCAAACAAGCGGTCCGCGAAGGAACTCTTGAAGAGCTCGTTGCCGAAGAACTTGCCCTACGACAAGAGTCGCTACCTGCCGCTGATGAACCATCATCAAAGAAAGGATAATTAAATGGCAACCATCAACCTTGAAGGTTTTGGACATCTCGAATACGAGGCTGTTACAGGCACCAAAACATTTGATGAAGGCGACAACGGTGTTGTGCAGAACGTTACAGCATCGACAACAGTCACCCTACCATCAACAACAGTTGGTTACTCATACATCGTTCGTGTTGGTAAACCAGGCCTTACGGTCAACGTAAGCCCTGCATCCCTCGACAAGATCATGGGTAACGGTTTTACAAGTGCTGACAACAAAGACTTGATCTTTACAACTCAGCCAGCCGGATCATTCGTTCAATTAGTCGGTGACGGCGCGAACGGATGGGTAGTACAGCGTATTCGCGGTACTGCAACTCGCGAAGCGTAATACATAAACTAGGATCACCGGCCACCGATTGCGTCGCGTCTGAGTCGCCAGAACGCAACGGCCACCGATCCAAACCATAACTGAATAAAGGAAACACGATGAGTAATAACACATATTCGTACAGGAACATCACATCGGCTACGACGACCAATGTTGTGTCTGGCCCAGGTGTACTCAAGTCAATCACAGTCAACACGACTGCTGCTGGCACAATTACGATCTACGACAATACGTCTGCTACTGGAACAAAGATTGGCACGCTCAAATCATCTGTTGCAGAAGGCACGTATGACTTCAGTGCAGCTTTTACTACCGGCCTCACGATCGTCACCGGTGCTGCAAGTGATATAACCGTAAGCTACCGATAGAGGACAATGCTATGGCCCAACTTAAAATCAATCGCGGCACAACCTATAGCATTGCATTTAGCTATCAAAAAGATGGTGTAGCTTCAACGCTCGTCGGCGCAACGGTTCGTTTCACGATGAAAACTAGTGAATGGGACACAGACACCACCGACGCAAGCGCTGCAATCACCAAAGATGTAACCGATGGGGACGTAAACGGTAATGCGACAATCACGCTTGATCCTGCTGATACGGCAACACTGACACCTGGTAAATACTTCTATGACATCAAAGTTGCTGAAGTCGATGGTTCAGTTTACAAGTGCGACGAAGGAAAAATCAAACTTGATGCCTCACCAACGAATCGATTGACGTAATGGCTGACGGCGCTAACATCACCACTAACATTACAGACGGTGCAGGGGTATCGTCTAATCTGGGTGACGGCGCTAACATAACGACAAACATCATAGACGGCACAGACGTGTCCTCTAATGTTACGCAAGGCTCAACACGTACAACCACTGACGGTTCAACTGTTACAACTAACGTTAATGAAGGTTTATCGACAAGTACAACCGTCCTCAGTGGCGCACAAGGTCCACAGGGTCCAAAGGGCGATACTGGCGCGACAGGCGCTCAAGGCCCAACCGGAGAGACTGGACCACAAGGTGCGACAGGCGCTCAAGGCCCAACCGGTGCAACTGGTGCAGAAGGTCCACAAGGTCCAACTGGCCCACAAGGTATCCAAGGACTAAAAGGCGATACGGGTGATGTTGGTCCAGAGGGTCCGGCTGGCGCTGATGGTGCCGATGGTGCTGACGGAGCAGATGGCGTTGGTATACCTGCTGGCGGCACAACAAATCAGGCGCTCACAAAGATCAATGGCACAGACTACAACACACAGTGGTCAACAGTCGATAAGTCTTTTGTGGGACTTGGTAACGTTGATAATACCTCTGATGCAACAAAGAACAGTGAAAGTGCAACACTGACAAATAAGACGATCAGTGGCAGTTCAAATACTTTGTCTAACATACCGCAATCGGCGGTCACCGGTCTGACAAGCGCACTTGCGAATAAACTACCGCTAACAGGTGGAACACTCACAGGACAACTAACGCTTGATGACGAGATATTGCAAGCTAACAACATTACCGGCGACAATCTAGATATTGATGTCAACGGTTTGTTTATCACTACACCAAGTACCACGTTTAGCTTCCCAATGACTGATGGCACCAACCGGCAGTCGCTCATTACTAACGGTACCGGCACACTCAGCTTCCAATCACTCGCAAAATCAGATGTGGGACTATCGAACGTCGACAATACGTCCGATGCAACGAAGAATAGTGCAACGGTAACACTGACCAATAAAACCATTAGCGGTGCAAACAACACTCTTACAAATATCGGTATGAGTTCTCTATCCGCGAGCGGTACACCATCAAGTGCTACCTATCTACGTGGCGATGGAGCGTGGGTAACGGTTTCAGGCGGTGGATCGGCAGCAGAAACATTTGAATCGGTATCAAAGAACATAGCGTCATGGGATGTAACAATCACCTATACAGGCGACTTACCTACATCAATCAGCTATACCAATGGCGTTGACACGATCGTTAAGACAATCAGCTATTCAGGCGATACGCCAACAGCAATCGTCCTTAGTGGCGACACACCGGCCGGTATTGATCTGACAAAAACATTAACATACACAGGCGATGACGTTACATCGGTGGCGTACTCATGATGACATCAGTATTCAATGCAACTGTTTCAAACAATGGAGCAGTTACATCGTACACGGATGCGTGGACGAATAGAGCAACATTAACATATCAACGCTTCGACCAAGCGTTCTAGGAGAAAGCATGGAAGTAATAGACATGACCGACTCAAAGCTCAATAGCTGGGTTACGCTTGGCTACGAAAAGCTAGCAGCTAAATATGAGCTTTCTATTGAGGAGTTAAAAGCCTCAACGATAACAATTAAGGATGGTGTAGTCACCGTAAAAGTAAAAGGAAAGAAATAATGAGTAAGGGAAATACATTTGAGAACGACCTCTTAAAACTAATCTTTAACAACACTGACATTGCAGACATTGGTGACGCCGGTGGTTTGCAGAACTCAGCAACAGCAGGTTCACTGTACGTTGCTTTGCATACTGCTGACCCAGGTGAGGCTGGTACGGCTGCAACAAGTGAAGCGACCTACACAAACTATGCCCGTGTTGCTGTAGCCCGTGATTCAGGTGGCTGGACAGTATCAGGTAACTCTGCTACCAACACTGGTCAGATTACGTTCTCACAGTGTGGTGCATCTGGTAACACCATCACCCACGTATCAATCACGACTGCTTCAAGCGGTACAAGCAAGATTCTGTATAGCGGCGCACTTAACAGCTCCCTCGCAGTTGCTTTGAACATTACGCCACTCTTTGCTGCAAGCGGTCTAACGGTAACCGAGGACTAATCATGGCAGAACAAGAACTAGGCGAACCAATTTTTGTAGAAATCAGCGCAGGACTAGAAGGCAACAGCAAGGTAAACTAGAATGTCAATCGTTAATACCAAGGATTTAATAGACGCAGAACTCGAAGGCCGAGTTCGTCAGTATGTCTGGCGAAAAACACCTTCTCAGGCGTCTACCGCTGGTATTTGGTTTGACACTTCAATGAGTCCTGGTAACCCACCAGCACAGTACTATATTGGTGGTATTTTAACCTCGACAGTTCTCGCGCGTTCAACAGACGGTGGACTTCAGCACGGAGCTAACGTCACGCCAGAAACAAAGTATCTTCGCAGCGTCACGGCTATGACCTCAACCGCCACTGCCCTGCCAATGCCGTTGATTCTTTGTGACTACCTCATGTGTTATCCGTTCGTTGACATGTCACTGACAGACCAACAGGATATGACCAACTCTGCATCGCTTACCCGTTACACAGACGGCGAGGGCGTACAGGTCATGGCGATCCTCACAAACGCAGGCGTCGGTGGTCAGTCGTTCTACTTTACCTACACGAACTCTGACGGCGTATCCGGCAGGACTTCACAGACGGTAACGATGAACACTGCTACCGCAATTGGTACGGTCATTACTTCATCAGTTTCAACCGTCAACCAGTCTGGTAACCCATTCATCGGGCTACAGGACGGTGATTCAGGTGTGAGAAGCATCGAGTCGGTGACCATGTTAGGTGCTGACGTTGGACTGTTCGCACTCGTCCTGGTGAAGCCGTTACTATGGACAGCGGTCAACGAAAACACCGCGCCATACGAGAAAGATGCCCTCCTTGTTGGGGGTGATATACCACGAATATATGATGATGCCTTCTTGGGCTTTTTAGCATTACCAAGAGGTACATTAGCCGCAACTGCCCTTGTGGGCGATATTAAAGTAATCTGGGATTAGGAGAAAGATATGAATGCTTTAGCAAGAATAGAAAAAGCCAAAACACGGTTAGCCAGTAAGTCTATTTCCAACGGTGAATGCCTAGAATACACAGGCCCTCTAAATAATTGTGGTTACGGAAAAATGTGGTTTGAAAATAAAACTGACTATGCACATCGAGTGAGCTACATACTTTACAAAACATCTATCGATTCTGGGCTACAGGTAGACCATACTTGTAGAAATCGTAAATGCGTGAAGCCGGAACACTTGGAGCTAGTTACTCCAAAGGAAAATATTGCCAGGACTATCCCCTATAGGACTGACGCTTTTTATAACCGTTCTGGTCGTGCTAAAGTTTGCCAACATAACAATAGCGAATTGTACACAAATGGGCAGTGTAAGCCGTGCAATAGAGAACGTAGAAAACAATATAATAAAGCGTATTTATTACGCAAGAAAGGTATTTAATTCCAATGCCAGGATTTTCAAGTAGCGATTCAATAGTAAACGCCCTGACAGCAGGGCAGACGTTTAAGACTAACTGGACGAAACAGTTTAACCCGACAACAGCGGCTGCCGCCGGTGAGGTTCACACACTCTTTAGGGGTGGTGGTAACCCGGGTGCAGATGCACTTTTCAACACTGGTACCGCCCTTACTTTTCAGGGTGTAACTGATACAACCGCAAATGCCAGTTCAATACAGCACGGTGGTGCAGTACAGCCAACCTATTACAAGAGCCTTGCCGCTGCATCAGCAGTAACATCAGCCGCGACAACTGTTCCAGGCTGGCTAGTCCTCGTTGACGTTGTTGGTTTCTACCGCGTCACGTCATCAACAACAACAACTGAGCAGGCAACAACAAATACCCTCGGTTATGGCGATACATTTACTGCCGACGCAAGCACAGATTTATGTACCTGGACTTCAACCACGAACTACCCATCAAACATCTTGACTGGTACGCGTGTCCGTTTGACCACCACAACTACGCTTCCTGGTGGCCTTGCAACCGCAACTGACTACTATTACATCAGAATGAGCGATACAACATTTGAGCTAGCATCATCATACGCAAACGCTATAGCTGGTACGCAAATCAACATTACTGACGCTGGTACAGGTACGCACACGGTTTCACGCTTGCTGCCTCGCTACACAAACGGTGCGGGTGTTCAGGCAATCTTCTTTGCTAACAACGCTACGCCTCTTGGTGCTGGTACTCCTGGTTTGTCACTCAACTACACAAACTCAGCACAGACAGCTTCCCGTGCAACTCCATCATCACCATCATTGCCAATCGGTAAAACGGCAGCATCAAATAGCCTTGTCCTTTACTCAGGTGCATCTGGTGCTGGTAAGTTCAACTACACGATGCCACTGCAGGCTGGTGACGCTGGTATCGCTGAAATTGCCGGTATCAGGAATAACGCCACATACACTTCAGGTGAGTACTCAGTGGCCATGATTAAGGAACTAACTCGCGTACCGTTGAACGTTCTCGGACAGGCATCAGAACGCAACCTCCAGTTCGATTACCCAAGCTTGCCACGTATTTACGACGGTGCTGCCCTCTACTGGCTATATATGAGTTCAACCACAACACCAACTAACGCAACATTCTCAGGCGACCTGACGTTTATCTGGAACTAATATGTTACTTACTAACTACGCCATAAGAAGTGCCGGACAAGCAAGGTCATACGGGGGCAACATAGACCCTACTGTTAGACTGAACCCTAGTCGGTGGATGACCTTTTATGTCGGTGATAATGACGTAGTTAACGTAACTGACAGAACCTCACAACCAGCGCAGGGCTTGCGACCGCCTTATGGACTTCTTCTTGCACCAAAAGAGGGAGGCATGAGTGCGTACAGCCCTAACGTTGCTTCAATTGACGCTACAGGCGTACAGGGTATGTTTACCACCGCTGACCTTTCTGGCACCGGCACAATTACTGATGCCGCTATGGGTCTGACGGTTGAAATGGTTGCAGCACTCCTCGGTACCGGTTCACTATCAGCCGGTATCGTCGGTGCATTTGAAGCCGCAGCCACGCTGTCTGGCTCTGCAAGCGTAAGTAACGCCGCTATTGGCGCCCTGGCTGGCATGGTGGCAGAACTCATCGGTTCAGGTGCCGTGACTGCAACACAGGTGGCCACTGGATTACTGGAGGCGACTATTTACGTTAATGAGGGCACTGCGACGGTTGAACAGATTGTTAATGAAGTCGTCCAGGCGATCATCGACATGGGCGCAACTGGTGGACTAACGACAGAGGAACATGAACAGCTCATGAAAACGTTGACTGTTGGCAAGTTTGTTGGACTTCAATAGATCCACGGTTATTAGCCACCACTAGCATTTTTGAATATATTAGCTATACTGTAAGTAATCAGACCTCTACCATATCAACGGACGGGCGCGAGGCAGTCTTTTTACTCAACACAGAGCCGGACAAAATTCATTAGCAACTTTACATTCAGAGGAATATGCGTTATATATAATGCTATGAAAGCAATATTCGCGTTCGCATATATGTTACTACTGGCAAGTGCTGGTGTATCAACAGTCGTCCTAGTTCTCACAGCAGCCTAGTTCACGATTATATTCCTCTGTTACTACAGGAGAATATAATTCGATGACATTCTTAGGCGATGCAGTCGACTGGCTCGGCACAGCAGTAAATGCACCAGAACTCGGTATATCTGAGTTAT